CTCTAGTGATGCTTGCGGTTCGGCATCCCATCCAACGGCATCTAGGATAGGGGTCAATGGATCAAGGAATGTCTTGTCGAACATAAAGTCATAGTCAACATACTTGTGCATACCTAACTCAGGCGGCAGTCGCATGGGAAATGCAAACACGTTAGACTTCATCGGGTTGGGCATCTTCATGTACGCGAACTTGATCTTCTCGCCATTCTTGATAGGTTCGTACTTCTTATCTAAACCTGCGTCTTTGATTGCCTTGTTGAAGAACAACGCACCTCGACAATGGATCGGGGTAGACTTCTTGAACACAGTCTTGCGGTCATACCACTTCTTGATATCATTGATACCACGAGGGAACGATACGTCTTCGGGCGGCAACTGTCGGAACCTAGACCTGAAGTCCTTGATAAAGTTCTGGATGTCGAGTTCGGATCCTTCGATGATCAACTTGAAGATATCCTTGAAGTTGTCGCGGCAGACCATAGGAGTCGAAGACTTGATTGCTTCGATACCCATCATCTTGAGTTTGGGTTCTGCGTACTGGACTCCCTCGTTATTGTGGACGGATAAGATGTAACGTTTCTTTGCAGTCCAGATACCACGCGAGGCAATAACCTCTCGACCCATCTCCATGCGGTTGACGTAAGCACCAGTCACATCTGCCATATCAGAGTATGCAGACACGAGGATCTTCTCGAAGTGTTCGGAGCAGATCTTGTCTAGGAACTTGACTGGATCCTTGGGGGCGAACTGATCAACCAATGCACCCATACGGATATACACGGAGTCAGTATCAATCGCGACAACATAGTCCTCGTCTGTCTTGAGAAGTTTCTGCATCTCATTGTTGACGGCACGTTCTGCCCACTTGATTGCCAACTGACCTGCGAGTGTAATAGACTCGGCAACACGTTGATCAAAGTAACGGAACCATCGGTTACCCAACGCACCATAGAGGGAGTTCATAAGAATCTTGATTGCCATCTGTTGGTTGTTGAGGGACGTGATCTTGTACTCAAGTTCCTTGCTAGGATTGTCTTGGTGCAACTGCTCGGTCTTGAGCATCTCTTGCTTGATCAATCTACGCTCGGCATAGTACTCGCTAATGATAGTAGGGATTACACCCACCTTATCATGGGCGAACCTAACACCAGTCGGTGCCAAAGAGTAACCACCCTGATTAACCTTGGTGTCTCCATCAAGGAAACTATCCACGGACACGCCATGCTCGATACCATCGATCACAGTTTCGGGTGACATATTGTTCTGGACAATGATCATAGGATACAGAGAGTTCAAGTCAAAGGATGTTACCCAGTCGTGAGATCCAACCTGTGGTTCTTTAACATAACCACCGGGAAATGAGGTCTTGGGTTTCTCTACCTTCGGGGGTACGGCAACCTTCCGCTTGTTCAGCAGACGGAAGATGATCGAGTCCCAGATTGCCACGGTACCTAACGTCTCGGTAAAGTTACAACCGCCACGATATGCCATAGTCAACACTAGGGAGATAAGATCTAACTTCTTGTCGAGGTTCTCAACCAACTCCACATCTTTGATGTTGTAGTCGATGAACTTCTGGTAGTCTTCCTTGTACAGAGTATGGAGGTTGCCATGCTCTTCATAGGAGAGTTTGTTCTCACCAAGTTCCATAAAGGCAATGTGGTCAAGGCGGTAAGACTCCTGCAACTTGTAGGTGAACTTCTTGTAGATCTCCATGTAATCAAGATGCTCGATACCGTTGAGGATATAAGTCTGGGTCGGTTGACCGAAGTTAGTATGGTTGCGTTCGCCAATCATACCCCACGGAGACAGACGCTTGACCGTAGTCTCACCGAACTTAGATCTGATACGATTGACCATATAAGGTATATCGAATCCCATACTGTTCCAACCAGTGATGACATCTGGGTAATGGTGTTGCCAGTGGTCTATCCACTTCATCAGTAGATCTTCTTCGGAGGAACATTTAATGAAAACAACATCGTCGCGAGTGACTGTATAGTCGTTGAGTCCCCATACGAAGTAGTCACCATCGTTGGTTGACATAGCAATAGAGATGACAGGATACTTTGCTTCGCGAGGTTCGGGGAATCCTTCATCGGATGCCACCTCGATATCGATGGTGCAAGTCTTGATTAGGGAAACATCATAAGGAACTTTGTTAGGAAAGACCTCGGCAATGAACTGTGCTTGATAGTTGGCATTACCATAGACCTTGAAGTTGGCAATGTTATCGTACATCTTGTTGAACTCGGTTGCTTCCTTCATGGTGTCGAAGGTCACTGGTTCTACAGGTGTGCCATCCAATGCAGTCCACCCAGACTTAGGTGCGGTCTGGGAGGTAACATACATTGTGGGTTTGAAAGGTACTTTCACCTTGACGGACTTGCCGTCTTTGTATCCACGGTACAGGATAGAGTTACCTGCACGATTCACGGATGTATAAAATTCTGTCATATTCTCGCTCGGTGTTTGATGTTATATGTAGGTATTATACCACGAAGCAGAGGTCTTGTCAACTAAAGAATCCATCCAAGGTAATGGCGTTAGGATAGGAGTAGTTGCGAAGCAGAAGTTCTTTACGCTTTGCTTGTTCCTTAACGTACTTAGCAGTTGAGTTCATACTATAGGTCAAGTCCCAGTCAAGTTGATCCCACTCACAATATGCCTCTTTAAGTTGATCGTTACTGTTGTAGGTAATCATAGTCATTCCACCAGATGCGGTCATATCATCATGGAATCTTTTGTGACAGAACGAGTCGTGCATATCTCCACCATTGCCATAGATAAATGACTTGATATCATATGGAGGATCTGCGAAGATGAATGTATCTTGGTCGGCACCCTCCAGTACTTCAGCATAGTCTAGGTTGGTGATCTTCCAGTTCTTCATTATAGCGGCATACATTGGTAGTTTGCTGATCATACTGTGCTTGAACTTATCGAAACACGCAAGTTTACTGAACGAACCAGTAGACTCACCTAGACCAGAGAACGAACACCGATTCATAATATAGAACATCCACGCGATCTCGAATGGATCTGTTGCTGTGGCAAGACCTTCACGCATAACCTTATAGTAACCAAGGTGAGACTGAAGGGGATCTTCGGTATCCATCAACTCGTTCTTAACATCAGTTAACTTGTCTGCAAGTCTCTGACCTTCTTTCTGTAGGGTAATCCAGAAGCAGTACAGGTTGTAGTACTTGTCGTTGACCCACACTGGTGTGTCTGGGTTTGCTTTGGAGAAGGCGATGGCAGGAGAACCACCCCCAAGGAATGGTTCACGGTATTCTTTGATCTCGCGAGTAGGCATCTGTTGCTCGTCAAATAGAAACTTGATTGCACGAGTCTTACCACCGGGATATCTCAGAGGAGTCTTTAGATCTTTGTACTTCATAATATAACTCTATTGCTCAATAGGGTACCATTATACCATAGGTAATCTGATAATGCAAGTACTTTATTCAATAACTAAGAGATTCTTGTTCTTAGTCCAAGGTTCTTCTATATATCCTTCTTTGTAACCATGATGATCTTGGGTGACCTTCATAGACTTAGACACCACCTGAGTGCTTGGTAGTTTCCACTCGTTAGTGTCTTCGTTCTTATCTGGTTTATTGAATGGTCTCTGTACGTTACGACCAAAGTATAGAGTGGTACAACTCGCCCAAGGATGGATGACAGTAGTAGCACGTCCTCGAAAGTCTTGTTTCTTCAGAACCTCTGTAGTGTATGTGGCAAACAATCTCTGAAGAGTACAGTACGGGCCACAGTTAATAGGAAACTCAGCATTAGTCAATGCGTTATACATCCACCCTGCGGTTTTACTCTCTAGACTATAACACCCCATGAACAATCCTATGTTGCGATAGAGAACATCCATCTCGCATAGTTGTCTAAACTGTCCTACATCTCCATTGAAGTATGAGTCATGTTCTAGTACAATGAAGTCTTCGTCTACTTCGCTTGCCATACGCATAAGTTCCCAATGAGAACACATCCCTGCCATCTCCGTGGGAGAATGCATCTCCTTGGTGTTTTCACTCAGAACATCTGCTCTCATAAGTGACTTCGCCCAAGTGTACCTATCCAAGTGTTCTTGGTAGTTATCAGACTCAGGCGTGATCGCGTCGAAGGTTCTTATTTCGGAAATAACACCTGCGTCTAGGAGAGGTTGAAACGACTCTAGGGAGATCTTGGCATATGCTTCGGAGACTTCATTACCCTTGATTACAATCTGGTATGCTATCAAGGAAGATCCCACAGTGATGGTGGCATATTAACTATATTGTAAAGTTGTTGGTCTGGATAATCATTAGACCCAGACAATTGCATATGAACTAGACAACCCTGTTCGCCCTTACCTAAACGCTCATCCATTACTTCACGAGTCGTTGGGTGATAGTGGATCTGAGCGTTCCATCTGTTGCTCATTATCGTGGGTTCTATTTTACCATCAAACATCGCAGAGCAAATATAGTTCTGATCTAATTTATAGAAACGTGGCATACCCTCCATAGCGGATATATAGTCACCGAATGGTTTAAAATGCTTTCGGCAGTTCAATCGACCACTGGCAGTGAAGTAAACTACTCCAGAATTAAACACTCTCAATCGACCCTTACTATCTCTGGGTAGTTCGACAGTGGGGGTGAATTTCTTACAGGCAGATGCCCAACGCTCATCGTTAGCGGCATTGATTGAACCTGCTACTGTAGTAGTTGATCGGAGATAAGGTTGTGACACTTCTTCGCATATACCAATATCTTTCACATCTTGTTCGAAGATGTTATCTGATAGATTATCCATAGCGAATATGTCCATATCCATATAGACAACATCGTCATACTCTTCGAAAGAAGGATCATAGATAGGGCGAAATGCGTCATAATACGAGGCAATTGAAGAGTCACCGAAGGTATTCTTCGCCCAGTTTTCGTTATGGTCGAATCGATGTTCTGCGCCAATGCGCTTGGCATACTTAGATATGTTTTCTAGACTGGACTTGGAGCAGTTAGGTAATGCTCCATTCCAGTACTGATATATTAGGTTCATTACAAATTCCTTAAAGGTTTGAGGGACATAGACTGCCCCTCCATTCAATACTACTTATACTAGTGGTATCAGTGCCAATACCATTGTGTAGAAAAATATAACTGTTACTATAGGTGTGCTGAATCTCTCGACTCTGCGATCAATCTTGCTGTTCATGCTTTTGTTCTCTCAATTAGTAAGCAGACCATTCTGCTTACGTCATTATTTATACCGCATAACGTCTTTGGTATGTAACTGATACCGCCTATAACTAAATGTAATACCGGAATGGCACCTAACTCTTATAACTAGTTAGTACATATAGTTGTGTGTTAGAAGTAAGTCGCAGGGTCAGGTGAACCTTCAACGCCAAAACTAAACGAGACTCTACTGTCGTGCGGTATTATCTGGTGGTGTGTGCCACGAGGTAACCACACATAATCTCCGGGATTGAACCAGAACGGTTTGTCATCGTTGTGCCCTTCTACTCTCATCTCCACGCTTGCCAAAACCTGAACTAAAAATACGTCCATTGTATCGTTGTGCCAAGGGTATGAGTCAGAGTTCTTACCTATGCCAGTAAAGGCAATGTTGGTAATGGATCCACCGTTATCGTTGTGCATAGAGAATACTTCTTGCATCTCGCTTTCGATATGACGTGCGAAGTCAGGAGCAGAGGGTCTTTCGTGAAAACAATTCAACCCTATCCTGAACTTGTTGGTATTGGAATCAATCAACTTATCGGGGTGCGTATTAAGCAACTCCATATGTTTGTTCCAGTCATACACATCACTTACTTCGAAAGGAAGTTTCCCAAAGAAGAATTGCTTATCTGCTAGATCGTCTTCTCTATCTTTAAATATATCGTACATAAACGTCTCACTTGTTGCCAATATTATACTTGGGACACAACTCCCACTGATCTTTCTCTTTAAAACCTATTATCTTAATGGTACGCATAGGTGCGCAATCTTTGGCAGTCTCACCATTCTGTATCTCAACTAGACCCCAGTCCTGTAGTAAGGTTGCAATTGTATTTCTACGTTGCACGTCACCTACTTCTAGATTAGACTTCTTTCCATCCAACATAAACAATTCTTTGAAGTGTACGATGAAGTACCGACCTTGCTTGTGTAGGATATGACACGATTGAAAGAGTTTGTTATCACGTCTAGATGCGATACCAATCCTTGTTAGTGTCTCTTTGACCTTTAAGAAGTCATCGGGTTCTGCTAGAGTAATCTCTAACATGAGTCCAGAGTTCCATTCTACTAAATTATTTTCTTCCACCTTTATTCACCTTATCTCTTATTATAGTTAGTTGTTCGGAAGAAAGAAGACTGAGTACTTGACGTGCTTTGTCATTACTATATCCATAGTATTCTTTCACCGATTCAATATCATTCTCTATTTCAGGTTTCACCCATTTAGAGAAGCGTTTGCGCTTCCTAACTATATTTATAAGAAACTGATATTGTAACTTACTGTCGATATGGTGGTATCGGTTCATCTCATTTGCCAGTAATACTGTGTCTGGGAAGTATGAGAGACTTCTGTTTGTAACAAATGGTACATACATCTTTTCGTGTTCGGGTAACTCCATGATATTCTTCTTAGTATCATTGATACTCTTGAGGAAATCAAAAGGGGATAAAGTCTTCTTGTTTGCACCAACCATTGATGTAGTCCTTTAAATAAAAATTACGAAGTTTAGTCATATGTTCGGGGTCAATCGCACCGTTGTATAACTTCAATTTGGTCTTGTTCTCATGTAGACTTGTTAATTCTCTGTCAGTCTCAGTTGCGTCTTGTAGGAATGCAAGTAACTTGGGCATCTCGTCAATATGATAGACCATATCATATTCTTGAGGTAATCCCATATAGTAGGTCTGAGTATAGAAGTGGTTGTCTTTATACTTACCTTGTTCTAGATCATCAATCACTTGATCTAACTCTAAAGCAATATCAGGAAGAAACTTACCTTCCTTGATATAGTATGATCGTGCGTCCATGATAAACTCACACGCAGACTTGAACCTATCAATCGGATCACGCCTTACTGCAATACGATAAGAACCCTTGCGGAAAGGGATGTCAAACATATCACAACTCGATGATACTTTTTCTATCCTAGACTCAAGCGACTCAGTGGTGGGATGACCCTTGACCCTGCGATATGCTTCCTTCAGAGTAGACATTCCATTCTTGGGGCACATACGAACGTCAATATTATTAGGAAAGTATAGGATATTATCCTCTCGCCCCATCTCAATACTGCCGTTAATATTCTTAATACTCATAATTGTATCACATTTATATCACATTTGTCAAGGAACTTAATACCATCTTCACTGCGCAAGTGCGGAGTGCGATAGAACACTTTACTAATACCGCTTTGATATATCAACTTAGCGCACTCTAAGCAAGGGGCAGTAGTTGTATATATGTCTCCATTATAACATGATTCAGAGGACATTGCAACCTTTGTTATTGCATTTGCTTCTGCGTGTAGAACTTC